TCACCACAATTCCATCAACACCTCCGCCACCCTCTCCTCGATCACAATCTCCCATGGCCTGACTTCCTCTCCTGGCAAGACATAATCAAAAATTTGTCCGTTCTTGCGCACGATCATTACTGCGTCTGTTGTGATATAGCCGTCATCAATTGCTTGCTTAAATTCGTCGTATGTTAGCATAGATTACCTCCTTATCTTATTATTCGTATTTTACAGGAAATAATATAGTTAGATTTAAAACTTATTTAAAATTTAATAACATCTACTTTATTACAAATAAAACCACTTCTTATTAACGAATATTAAATAAAAAGAAATTTTAGTACAATATTGGCAACAAATTAATTTTATTAATTTTAAGTTTTTTTAATTTAAAGTGGTATACTTAACCTGTAAATAATTAAAGGAGGACATGGATATGTCTAAAAAGCTTAGAAACTCTCTCGCCAGAATAGTTGTTGCAGCATTCGCATCATTTGCTGTGATGGCGATTCCAACTTATCATCACAGTACAGTCTTAGCTAAAACAGTCTCAGTAAATCAGACTTATGGTGAATATAAAGACTATTATACTGTAATTGGTGAGTCAAACATTGACCAATCTGCTTTTCCTAAGATATATAAAACAACCGAGAGAGTCTATAAAGGACAAGGTACAAGCGAAAAAAGAGTAACCGTATCTGATGTAGTTTATAACCCATTAGATGGCTATAAACGTTCAACAGGCGCTTACGGCGTTGTCACAAAAGATATGATTGACATGTCTAAAGGATACCGTGAAAAATGGGAAACAAATCCCGAACCAAGCGGTTGGTTCAGATTTTATAATAGAGCCGATAATGAAGAAATTAGCGAGAAAGAATATGATTCAAGACGTACTAAGTCATACAAAGTTACCAACAATGTACCTGTAGTGTTAACAACATTAAAAGGTAAAAAATACAACAGTCACTTATTTGTACGTAGCCATCTCTTTGCCGATAGCCTTGGAGGAAAGTCCATACGGAAAAATGCTATTACTGGAACTCAAATGCAAAATGTGGGGACACGTAAAGGTGGGATGCAATATATTGAGAAAAAAGTTTTAAGCCATATCACTAAGAATCCTGATGTTTATGTATTCTACAGTGCCATCCCTGAATATCAGGGGACTGAGTTATTAGCAAGATCAGTTTTAGTATCTGCTTTATCTTCCGATGGAGTAATTAATGAAACTGTTCGTGTTTTCAACACCGCTGATGGATTTAATATTAATTATGAAAAGGGCGGACTCTTAACAGAAAGCCCTGTAAGTGAAATTGATAATATTGAAGATTCTACAACAGACGAAATAGAAAATTCTGTGGATGATTCAGAAGAAATAGTTTATAACGATACTACTACCGAAGAAGAAAACTAAGATTTCAAAAAATTTTTAGACACACAAAAAACCGCCCAGAAATTAATCTGAGCGGTTTTGTCTTATCTTGGAGCTTTACCTCCTTTTTTGCTACCGGCATATATGTCGGTTACACTAATTTACCCCAAAGACTGATAATGTTCCCGTCTTTATCAGTCTGTCCAATAGCTAGGTAGTCACGCATACCTAAGCCTCCAACATAGCTAATCCAATAATAGCCATTAGCGTAGCCCTCGCTATCAAAGCTGACAGTATCACCTTGCTTGTAGATACCTACAACCTCGCTGGCTAGACTTGGCCAGCGTCTGATATTGATCTCTGCAACATCAAGGGTAAAGGTGCCTGTTTTTGCTGTCTCTACGATAGTGTCAGAAGTTTGCGGCTCGGTGCTGACTGGTTGCGTGACTGTATCCCCTTGATATGGTGGGTAAAACCAACCTATCACGCCAGTAAAGTCACGAGTGTTAAAACGAGCTGGTGCACCGACATACAAAGCATCAGGATTGCCATCAATGTTTTGCTCGACAGTGCGCATGGTGTAACCGTCACTATCCTCGATAACAATTCCCGTATGTCCAAATTGGTGATACGGCACTGATTGGACAAAAAATGCTCCCGTCAGTGGATTTGCATCTGTCGGCATGCGGTGAACTTCCCAACCTACGGCAGCAGCGCTATCTAGTAAGTCAATCGCATTTCCCCAAAGATCAACACCAAACCAGTGCTTTGCTGCATAACAAGGCACATCTGCACATTGCCAGCCCGCAAAACTATCTTTGTCAACACCCATACCAGCATTGGCCAAATTAATAAAAAATTCGATAACTTCTCGACATTGAGAACTAATCATTTTCTCCTCCTTATTACTTTTTAAGACTTCGGCATCCCAAAACTGCAAGCCATTCTCCTTGATAATTTGGATAAGTAGCTCCGCATAGCCACTTGCTGTGGCATACCCTGCATCTTTAATAGCATGGCAAGCCTTTTTATAGTCAGTCTCACCAACGACTGCCTTATACCGTGGATTATCGTTTAAAAATTTACCGTGATCAATAATGCTGTCAGTCCAACTATCATACGCCCTAAATCGGTCCACAATATCCGTGACAACACCTGCTTGATATTCCTCTTGGGTTTTGGTATCAAATGATTTACCAGTCCAAGAGCTATCTGCCTTAATACCAAACAGAGCGTTGTGTGGGGCATGTTTGCCCCACCCGCTCTCTAAGATAGCTTGTGCTGCGGTCAAGGATGGCAAGATTTTGTACTTAGCCCAGCCATCTAAACAGCCTTGTTTAATTTTATCTAAAAAGGTCATCTGTCCTCCTTATCTAAAAATGGATAAAAGATCAGAGCAACAACAGATAATGGCACATACAGTATTGCTATTGCTATAACTAATGCTAATCGTGTGATTGCTCGCATGTCCCCTCCTATTGTTTTGGTTCGTGGTAAGTCAAAGCTTGCTCACTGTCTGACAGGCCTTTCGTGGTTGGATCTGCGACAACACCGAGCAATACCAAAAGCGTTACAGCTGTGTTTGCAATATCCGCGATGTTTGATGGTAGTTTAATACCTAATTGCTGTGCCAGTAAAAAGATAGCTCCTAAAATAGCCATCAAGGTTACTTTGTTTTGTAGTCGTAATTTTAAATTGATCATGCTTCACCTCTCATAATATCTTTAAGTTCTCTTACCTCACGATTGAGGTTTTTAATTTGCTCTGTCATTGTGATGAGCGTTTTGTTTTGCTCATCATGCTCCTCAAGACGCCGAGCATTTTGGCGTGTAACAATTTTTAAATGCTCTACTTCAGACTGCAACAAAGTAATATCTGTCGCATGCTTGATGGATTTTGCATTAAAAATATTGTAAGTCGTGACGATAGCTAAAATAAAGCCACCAAGACCAAATATCAACTCTGTTGCCATAGCTTACCTCGCTAATCCTGCTTAACTAAGTCCGCATACTTAATGACTGTGACTTTATCCTCTTCCTCTAGCTCTTTAAGCGTCTGTTTGTCATAAGTAAACGGCTCGTTGACATGTACAAAGACAAGATTGCCTTCGCCCGCTTGCTCTTCGTGTTTATCGTCGACCACCGTAAAGACATCATAGGCCTGATACTCGCCTTGTTTGGCTGGCTCGATTAGCTCTAAAAGACCTTTATAGATATCAGGTTCAACTTTGCTTCCGCTTGTTAGTAGATGGATTGCTTGTAGATTAGCCATTTTTTGAGATTTTGCAATGACAAGCTCCAGAGATTTAGCTTGTTTTTCAGCGGCTTCTGCTGTTACCTTTGCTTGCTCCGCATTTTGCTCAATCTCTTTTTGTGCGAGGCTCAACTCTTCCACTTTTTGCACTGATTCTGCTACGGCGTATTTAGTCACATACTCGCGTACAAAAGCATCTAGTCCCTCTTTAATAAGGTCATCTGCTCCCTTAGCTGTCTGATCACCGATTAATTCAATGGGGATAAATAGCCCATTGTCACCGATTAAGCGAACCTCTGTTTTTACAACTTTACCGCCTTCATGAATTGGATAAGGTTTGCCTGATAGTGTTAATGTCTTCATAGTTATTCTCCTTTGCTTTCTTCAAATTCCTCTAAAATGTTATCGATGATAATGATTTCGTCTGAGGTAAACTCATCTTCCGATTCTGCCAAGTACTCCAAAAAGTCGATAAAACGCTTAGAATACTCATGGCCTTTGATAGTAATGTCCTCATTACCAAGTTCGGACAATAAGTCGTTGAGCTCATCAATCTTAGTCGGGTCTGCTAGCTTGATGTTTTTGCGCTCATCGATGACAAACTTGCCATCTTTGTCTTTTTGAGCATACAGATCAATAAGGTCACCCTCATCCTTGGCGTACTCTTTGATTTTATCGACTACTTTTGCGAGTAGCTTAGCACGTCCGCGGTTTGCTCGCATGTTCGTGACCTTGATTTTGTCTAGTACACTATATAATGTGTTTAAATCTTTGTTTTTAAGCGTTAAATCCATGTTTTCTCCTTTTAAATAATACCAATGTAATTACTCAACTCTCTAGTGACCGCATTTGTAAAATTGCTATGAGCAGTATTCCAGCCGACGTTAGCCAAGTGCCCCCAACAGCGGCCTAAGGCTACTACAGCCGCATACAAGTCGTTCATGTCGAGCACTTTTTCCATTTTGTCTGGTCTAAATTTAAATCCTCGATTGATGCTAAAGTCATCTGCAATCAAGACATTATCACCGTATAGCTCGGTTTGGTCGACTGCAGCAGTATGATTATATCCCGTAGCATACCTAAATGACCTTAGCCCTGCAAAACGTCCAGATGACGCACTGTTGACCCCATCACCAGATGAGGTGATACCAATAGAGGCATATAATGCCGAACCTGTATAACCTTTTGGTGTGGCATTACTAAAGTGTACAAAGGCAGTGTGGGTACCGTCTTTACGCACTAAAGCGTTATCTCGGCTGTTAAAGTTGATGGTCGCATTACTATTAAAATCCATCTTAGCCGAGCTAAGATCAATAAGCATAGCGCTATTGCGTGCCTTAATCACTTTACCCTCAAGCATGTCAACAATCGCATAGCCAATTTTAGCTTTGATAAAGTTAGCGTCTAAACCAACGATACTGCTGGCGTTTAGATTAATAATACGAGCTTTAGAGGCATCTAAAGTGCCTGCTATGATTTGGTCAGCTCTGATTTTGATAGCCTCGGCTATTTTTGTGGTAAAGGTGCCGTTAACTACCGTGTTACCATCTAAAGCTATCTGCTTACCAGCGATTTGCACACCGTAGGAGTTTAAGTTAATCGCTGAGATGATTTCGCTGCCAGACATCTTGGCATTAATGCCGCCAGCCTTTTGGATAGCTAATTTAATGCTGTCTCCAGACTGGTTAATGATTGACATAACTCCGTCACGAGTCACTCGCTGGTCTATTTGGTATTGCAGCTGCGTAAAGCGTGATTGGATTTTACCAGTCGGGGATCCCACATCACTCTGCAAACCTCTAACTGTATGGGTTAAGCTACTGTAATTATCTTCCGCATCCTGCAAACGACGCTGATAACTCTCTAGGTCTTGCTGCACACGACTGACAGCACCTTCACGGTTACTTATCTCTTGTGAGATTTGCCTGGCAGTTGCTTGTTGCGTTGATTGCAACCCACTGATTTTTGACTCGAGCTCTGTCCTCGTGCCTTGATTTGAGCGAGTAAACTCAGCTCGTAAGCCATCGAGCTTGCTTTCATAGGCCTCTGTAGTGCCTGACGAGGTAGTGGTTATTTTAGCGGACAGCTTGCGTATCTCGTTATCATACCTTTGATACAAGCCTTGAGCGGTTGTTTGTATCTCAGCTTGTAAACCGATTTTATCATTGGCCATTGTGGCTTTTAGCCCCTCAATACCAGCTTGGTAGCTTGACGATAGCTGTCTATCTGCATCTTGGTACTCACGTCTAATGCCTGAGACTGTCTCGTTGATAAGCGCAAGTTTTTTATCGGTCTCGCTACTAATACGTTGCTGCGTGCCCTCTGCGGTTTTGATAATCTCAGATTTTATTGTACCGTTGTAATACTCTTCAATCATCCCTTGATTATTAAGCTTGATTTTTGACCAAAGTTTGGAGTTTTTAGTATCTGTTAACTCGAGGCTAATCTCTTTGAGGTCTTTAAATAGTCCAGTCGGATTACCTGTCCCCTCGACAACCACGGGCGCCACGTAGTTAGTTGGTTTACCCCCTCGCTCAATCATGAGCTGGTTAAAGCGAGTTGTACCGATACATTTGTTATTGGCTATTTTAACGCTTTTTGTGTCACCATCAGCCGTAAATGTATAATAAGCACGTCCATCTGAGCCGATTGTTAAATTTGACTCGTCTATTAAAAGTGTTGGGTCTCTACTCAAATGTTACCTCCTAATTTTTACCGTAAATTTTGACAAAAAAACTTTTTTCTAATGCTCTAAAAAAACAAAAATGACTATCTTGTAATGCTAGTATTTTATGCCCTGCTAAAAAAATCGTATTGTTTTTTGTTGTGGGGGTTTTAACAAAAAATGCATTATTGATTACGATTTTATAAAAAGGATAAATATCCAATTTTTTCCCAGCGCTTGTCAGCAAACCGTCAAAAAGCAGATCCCACGAACGCTGATAGACAATCGTATTATTACAAATAATACGATCAATCGTTTTGTTATTAATAATGATATTATTTAAATCTTTTAACAAATTATGACCTCTCAAACACGATCATGCCACTGGTATTGCTAGGCACCTGTCCTTTATCAACCACTTTAACCTCAAGATATTGTCCGGTTTGCGTGTCTTTTAGCTTACCGATATTATTAAGCTGTGACTGTATATCAGCTTGTCTGAGATAGCCAGACAAGCGCTCATTAAGACCAGCTATGTCACTAATCTCATGCTTATGTTTTTTAGCAGCATAATCTTTTTCCGCTTGCTTTTTTGTCACTACTTTGACTTCACCAGGAGTAGTCAGTAAGCGACCTGTTGAGGTAGCAGTCACGTAGTTAGCACCAACATAAGTCACCGCTACCTCCAAATAATTGTCTGCTTGGGTGGTAGTGTTATGTATTGTAATCAATACTTTGTCACCATTTTTGGTAGAAACTGTAGATTCGTTGACATACCAACTCGCCGAATAGCTGGGTTTTGCATAACTTTTTAGTAAGCTATCTGTATAACTATAGCTGCTTGTAAACACCTTTTGAGATAGCCCTAAAAAGTCATTAATAGCTTTAACATCTGCAGAACCGACGTTTTTAAGTTCAGATTTTTTGACATAATCTTCCAGATTGATGCCGTTGACATCACCAGTATCCCCTTTTGGGACAACAATTTGTGTCCCGTCGCTGAAAGATACCTGCGTTCCATCTGAAACACGCTTGTGATTTGTGATAGTAATACTATCACCTTTAGGTCCTGACTCACCTTTAACGTTTCCAAGATCTAACTCTGATTCCTCTTCAATTTTTAATTTTAAATGACCGGATTCGTCAATCCTAGCGCTCTCTACGCCCTTACCTCTATCCCCTTTTTGGCCATTGGGGATATTAAAGATTTTTTGAGTGTCGTCTGATAGTTTGATAGTGAGTGTCTCACCATCTTTGGTGATGTCGGTTATACTTGTCCCTTTGTCCCCTTTTTGACCTTTGATGTTGCCAAGCTTAGTCTCTTTGTCGCCAATCCACACAGACAAGTCACCATTTTCGGATAGTTGTACTTTTGTTATGGATTCTCCTTGCGGACCTTCATAGTAAGGCAAGTCATTGTAGCTTGTTTTACCATCTCCGACCTTTAGCTTATGGGTGTCTAGCTCGACGACTAGTTCACCTTCGTCAATGACAGGGTTAGTTGACTGCCATTCTGAAGCGTCTTTTCGGTCAAAGACAATTTTTATTGGTATTGTTTCGACTGATGTCATCTGTCCCTCCTCCCATCTAAAATAATTTTTGGTTTATCGGACTGTTTGCCGATAATAGTTGCACCTTTGGCATCTGCAATCTCTTTATAAGCCATCTCAAGAGCTAATTCCTGCGCCTCTGAGGCGTTTATCTCCACAGACTTAGATTTATACCAATCACCTGTTAAAACGCCTGTATAGCTCAAAGGATAAACCTCTATAGACTGTTTATCTTTAGTGACCTCAAACGTCTGTGCATCCATTTTTGCTTTGGTTGGTGTCAGTACTAACTTAACTCCCTTGTTGTTAATTTGCGTCAATGTGATAGCTACTTTTTTGAGTAGCTCACACGTTTGACTAAAGCTAATCGTGTAGGTCTCGCCACGCTTAAAGCCGCCATCATTAGCTTCTACCTCGATATAGTCTTGGTCATAGGTTTTTACACGGTTAGGGTCGCCAACCAATAAATTTTTGTTATAGCGGGTCTTACCGTTATTTCCTAAAATTTCGGCAGTTAAACGAGATTCTTCGCTTGTCTCACTCACTCTATTTTTGAGGTCATCAAAGCTTTGTTTAATAGACGGGATGTCATCAACTTTGATAGTTTCGGTTATTTTCTTGATGGCTTCCTCTGGCAAAGCTAGGTTTTTGAGAGTTTCACGAAATTCATCGAGTTCTTTGTCCGTGCGCTGGTTGATTTCTTCTTGCGCTTTTTTGGCTTTTTCGATTTCAGCCATTGCCTCGTCAAAGGCCCGTTGGTTAGGGTTTAAATCCTCTGTATCTAGTACCTTGACCCATTGATGGCCATCCCAAATCCAAGTGCGCTGATACTTACCATTTTTTTCGAACCAGTAATCACCTATCTTGTGCTCAATATTGTCATCTGGTTTTTCGTACCAAACGCGTTTACCATTGATGTCATTGAGGTATTTAGGCAGATTGAGTTCAAATTGTTTTTGGTTGTTAGTAATTACCTTCTGATTATTTTCCAACGCATTAATACGTTCAAAAACACCACCAGTCAAACTTTTAGAGATTGATTGACCAATCGTACCTAATTTGATTGTGTGATTGCTATCTGTATAGACGTCATAGACAATCTCAACGACTTTTTCAGACTCAGTTGTGATGCCAAACTTTGGATAATAAAGTGGTACAATGTCGCAAAGCTCAACCTCTTCCATGACTCTAAAATCTTGATAGTCAAGCGTTTGTGACAAGTCAATATAATCAACCTCAATGCTGACTTTTGGTGCACCAACGTTATTATCCTTAAGGTATTTCTGAGCCAGCTTTCGGATTTCTTCGATCGTTGGCTCTTTTTTATTTTTGTCATCGTTAAAATGACTTGATAAATCAACCATTTGGATTCTGCGCTGAGCATATAAGCTGAGATACTGACCATCTAGGATAAATTCAGGCAATGTCACCAGCTGTTCTTCGGGTTGTTTATGCTCGCCTACATGCGGCTTACCAGGGGTTTCCTCTTGCGGTTTTGGTTGTGGCGTATATCTTACGTAAGGATAGATAGAGGTGTAATTGCCATCTAGCAAGCGCTCCTCCTCTACGCTGACGATATTACGGCCATACTCCAATACCGTGGGAGCTTTACGCCCCATTTGCTTGCGTAAGATGATTGTACGGTTGTCAAACTCGTACTCACCACCGTAAACATCTAGGATAGAGCCAGCGACACCTCCTAGAGCATCACGGGCATTGCCGATTTTATCAATTTCCCAGTTAAAGCTACCAAGCGTTAAGATGTCGCTTTTAACGTCAAACTTATCATCACCGACAAGGTTTTTCTTCCAGATTTCTAAAGCTGATTCGGCTCCTACGCTCGCACCGTTTACAAACGGTTTTAAAGCAATATCCTGTGTGCGCATAGAGATATGACGCGCAAAAATCTCGATGTGGTCTTTACTATTTCGTAGTACCCGATTAATCTCAAAAGTCTGCCATTTGGTTCTACGACCAGCGTCAGACTTAATCTTCATTTCCTCTTTAAAAACTGAGGCAAAGACACCATCTAGCGGATATTTGATGTACAGTGAGTAATTACCATTGCGCTCACGAGTGGCTTTAACCTCATAAGCATCCGCAATCTCACAGAGACCAAAAGTCCTAAACTTGGTTTCCTTAGCCTCATACAAAACTGGTATCATACTTTAACCCCCCAGTTTGGCACTGCGGTAATTGTAAAGCTACCAGTCCACGAGATTTTATTTTGTCCAACGTCAAATAACGGCATGCGGTGGCGTTCTGTTCTTACGATATTATCCCAAGCAGATAGGACATCTTTATAGACTAGGTGCCTTTCCATATCTATAACAAGCTCGCCCTGCACATTTTCAAGCCCTGTCTCAAAGTCATTAATGGTTAAAACACCATTGCCTGTGCCTTTGATTTTTAGGATAGGTTTAGCTTGAACATTGCCGGGATTTTGTAGAGTACCGCCATTAACGAGAGGCACCTCTTGCTTACCTGTTTTTAAATATTTGATAGGGTGGATTAAGAAGTTGATTTTCAGTCTGCCGAAATTCCTTAAAACCTCCTTTATGCTAAAAGGGGTGATATGTGTTGCTTTATAGATATAATCAGGCTCCCATGACAACTCTAAGTCTTTCCAACCTTTTACATTCAGCCAATTGCTTATGTCAGTTTCTACTTCGGTGAGTCGTCTTTTGCTATATAGACGTAAAGGGTAAGACCGTTCAATAGCCTCAAGCCTTTTATTGTCCTTTAAAACCACACCATCACGACCAGGTACCTTAACTTGATCAACATCGTAAAAGGACGAGTCATGCTCAACGTCATTAATAATTCTCAAATCAAAATCTGAAGATTTTTTACCATCAAACTTGATAAAAGCTGTCATTTAACATCACCTAACCTTCCTTGTTGTTGTTGAATATACCAGCTAAATTCTCTGAATAAGCGTTGATATTTCTCGCGGCTATTACCGTCGGATTCATCAACCTTGACATTAAGGGTAAAACTGTTATTTGAGTTATTTGTGATCTGATTAGCAATCCCCGCAACTCCTCCGCCAAATCCAGAGGCTATTTCTGGGGTCGCATTAATCGTCATTGACTCTTTTAGCTTTTGCATAGATGAGTCAATGACTTTTCTATCCGCATCAATACCTACAGCGATACCCTGAGGGATAAAACGTCCAACCTCATCCCTCATAACACGAGATGGCGAGTGGATATCTAAGGCACTTTGAATTGTTGCGGTGATACGTGCCGCAATGCTTTGAGCTGCCGCTAAAGCTGCCCCCGACCCTGCATAAATACCATTGGCCAAACCTTGCATGGCATTAACACCATGAGAGTGCATTGGACCACTCATCGTGCTAAAAGCATCTGTGATTTGGTTCGACTTGCTACGCATGTCATTAACAATCTGCTGTCCTTTTTGAGACATCTGTTGAGCCAAGCTCTGCATGGTTTGCATAACTTTTGACGTTCCATTTGTCACACCATTACTCAAGCCATCAGTAATATGGCCACCGTACTCAGTAAATACTCGCGATGGCGAGTGGATACCCAACTCTCCTTGAAAAGAGCGTTTAACTTCTTGACCCATTTTGACACTTGCGTCACTTGCTTTACCTGCCCCTTGACTTATACCTTGAGAAACTCCATTAGGGATTTCTTGGCCAAGTTGAGCAAAGTTAGCAGCTTGCAGTTCCGTCTGTAATCCCGTAGAAACATTAGTGACCATCCCTTTAACTTTTTCTGGCATTTCCACACCTGCTGAGTCTAAAACGCTCCCCATTGCATTTTTAGCAGTTTCTGTGGCTGCTCTAAAGTTTTCCTGCAAGGGTGCTAGCTCGGCATCTGTTGCATCCACAAAAACTTGCGTCTGTGTGGCTCCTTCAGGACCCATGCGCCTTAGTTGCTCCAAAATACCTTGATCCACACCACGCTGAGCCAAAATCTCCAAATTAGTAGCCCACTGTTCAGTAGCAGCTCTATTTTTTTCAAGGTTGGCATTCATTTGATCTACTGATAATGCCGTCTTTTGTTCGATAGCATCAAAAATAGATGTCGTTGTCTCTAAAAGTTCAGAGTACTTAGTGCGCATATTGTCTATGGCAGTTCGTTGAGCTTCTGACATATTTTCGTACGCTATAACCTGTCTTGCTGATCCTGATTCTTCAGCGGCAGCCATAGCGTCTGCAGCAGCTTGTTGAGTAGCTGATGTCTTGTTATACTCCTCCTGCAGTTGAGTCTGCATATTTTTAAGTTTAGCTTCTTCTTCTGTGAGTTCTGCAATCTTTTCTTTTCGGACGGAATCGGAGACGTTAGCTTCTTCATTCCACTTTTTACGTAGCTCGGCATTTTCAGCTAGCTTTTTACTAACCTCACTACGTTTCTGTTCAATATTTAACAGGTTTTGTTGTGCTGTTTGCCATGTGCTTTCTGCTTCCATGGCGCTAATGCGTGACTTAATTTGATCTGCGTTGTGCGAAAGAGAGTTTGAGTTTTTATCGTAGGCCAAGTTCAAGCCATCAATAGATCCATTAAGCTCGTCAATCTTATTCTTCAGATTTCGTTTTTCGCCTGCAGTTTTGTTTTCTTTGGCTGCTAACTTAATGATTTCATCAGCTAATTTTTGATGAGCAGCAGTGCTTTCTTTGACGGACTCAAGGCCCTTCTTACGCTCTTGCACGCCCTCACGGACAGAATCTCTTAGCTGTTTATTACTTTCAACTAGCCCTTCTTGTTCTTTTTTCAGCTTTTTAGTCTCATCTGACTCTTTAGTTAGCCATGACCACAAACTTACTCCAACAGCAACTAACGCACCAATCGCACCTACTACCCAACCAACGGGACCTGTTAAGGCTACAAGTGCTGCTTTTAACGCAGTTACCGCAGCAGTACCGGCTATGGTTGCAGCAGTAGATAAACTGATAGCGCCTGTCATAACACCATAAATCACGGTACTGGCTTTTAAGACACCTAACTGAGATAGTCTTGCAACCATATCTGCTTTAGTCATCGTGGTACTTACCGCTTGTACCGCAGTCACAGTCTTAATGGTTGTTGCTCCAATACTCATTGATGCAGATGCCATAACCCAAGCTCTATTTAGCGCTTTAATCATTGTTATAGTCTCATTAACTGCCCTCATGGCAGCTAGACCAGATGCTACACCAACTAAGGCAGGCGACAGAGCTTTGACGACTGATATTCCAGCACCAATAACACTAAACAAAAGTTTAAATAGCGGTGTACTAGCTTTAATACTTGCATTGATGGCGCTAAAAGAGGCATTGATAACAACTTTCAAACTATCAAAATGATCAGCTATGCCCTTACCTGTTGCAGCCTTAGACAAATCATCCAAAGCCTTAATGCTATTGGCCACACCTTTTGCAATAGCGTTCTTGATGTTGTTAAAAGAGGTTTCAATCCCTTTACTATTTTCTTTGGCTAGTTCTGCAAAACCGCCGACACCATCATTTAACTCAATCAACTTATTAGAAAATTGGTCAAATGTTATTTGCCCGTTTTTTAACGCCTCATAAAAATCCTTTTGAGCCGATGCCCCTGCAAATCCAAAAGCTTCCGCAGTTTGTTGTAAGGCATAAGGCATTGTTTCTTGGAGGGTTTTCCAAGCTTGCATATCAACCTTACCAGCTGATAGCATTTGGGCATATTGCTCCAGCCCTCGGCTTGCAGCCTCTGATGAAGCTCCTGAAGCTAAAAAGGCATTGTTTAAAGCTAGTGTGAGATTGGTCGACTTATTGATATCTTTAGTGATAGAAGTCAAACGTTGAGCGGTTCCGACAACCTCGTCTAGAGTTGTTGGCAAACCATCAATCCCATTAGCCAGCTTATCTGTTGATCTCGCAACATCCTCAGCGCTATGGCCCATTGCTTTCATCACCCTTGGATATTTTTCAAGCGTGTCAAATCTTGTGATAGCCTTGCCAAGAGATTGACTAACCAGATCAACTGCAGTCGAAGCTAATTTAAAGACTCCTGCACCAACCGCAAATTTTTTAAGAGAGGAGCTGCCTTTGTCACCGTGCTTGGCAACTTTATCTAACTCACTATTGAGCACCTTTACCTGTTTACCATCAACGTCAACAAGTATCGTTACCTTACCATCAGCTGCCATCGTCTTCCTCCTCTCCGTCATCTAAACTGTACTTAGCCTTTAGCTTACGCATGTTATCTCTGTATTTTTTACTGCCTTCACCATCATCTTCCCACTGTCTAATGGCTATGATACGCTGCATGACAGTATCGTCTGGAAGAGCATTTAAAAGAGCCTTGAATTCAATCCAAGACAATCTGTTTTGCTCTTTTAAAAGATTGATTTGGTAGGCTTGCCTAAAGCTCGCATAGATAAACTCAGCGTCTAAACTCAAATCAATGACTTTTTTGTTATCCTCTTTTTCTTTTACTACAGGCATTGGATTCCCTTTGATGTCGAGCTGAGGTTTCTCGGGCCTTTCTGCATCGATAAAATTGGTTTTGATATAAACCCAAAGATCCACCGCGTAAGTAAAAGGTAAATCTGTCCTATCTAGCAAAATATCAAGGCACAAAAAACACTTTTCCGCCTCGTTTAAAAAATCATCATCAATAACATCAAAGACATCTAAAACCTTGTTAAAGCTCAAATCAATAGGATAGATTTCACCTCTAAACTCAAACGACTCTACTAATGGATCGTTTAGTTTCATAGGCTACTCCTTTTTGTACTTTTTCGTTTTCTGCTTAACGATTTTTTCTCTTTCGATAGCTAACTCTTTGAGTTTGACCTCGATTTCCCTGCAAACAATTTCCAGAGTATTCTCGAGTGCTTCTTTGTCGGGATACTCCGCGTAGAGCTGTGCAAATGTACCTTCTCCGAATAGTAGATCATAATTGATTTCTAAGTATTTAGCTTCCAAATCTAAAGCACTTTGGGCAACATCTTTCGTAACCCCTTTACCTTCAATTTCGTTGTCTAAGTTGGCTTCGATAACCTGTTTTTCGTATTCATTGAGGCGACGATTTACTTCTGTCTCAATATCAAAAAACTCAATCAATCGCTCTTGGCTTGTATCAAACCAAAGCTCTACCTGCCCAATTTTGACCGGAAACCCTGTGCGCTTTAGGTCAACTACAATTCCAGACATAATTCCTCCTTAAAAGGGTGGTTTAGCCCACCCTTGTCTCACATCGCTACGCTCAATTCATTTTTTTTAGGTATAATTTCCTTGCTTTCCTTTGGCAGAGAGTTATAAGTAATCTTGCAACCAAAGGCTTCAAAATCGGCGGCAGCACCAGAACCAGCAATAATTTCTGTCACTGTTGCAACCCCTAGCCACTGGGTTTTCCCATCAGCCGATACAATCAAATGCCAAACTTTTCGCTCATCTCCTAGCTTATACTTAAGACTTGCAATGTGAGCTTGAGCTTTGTCTTCTGGATCATACGTCCCTTCGAAAGTGTACGCGCCCTTAACTCCTACAACGGTTGTTTCTTCTGTTCCATCTCCGTCATAGTACGCCTCATCTTCTGTCTTTTCGTCGGTATCGTCTGAGATGTCTTTAATCCATCTAGCCAATTCCAAAAGCTTCTCTTTTGTAACTTCTGTCTTTTCCTCACCTTTTACATAAGGTGCGATAAAATGCCCACGTAGGGCGTTCTTTTGTCTCATTAGTTATTCCCTTCTATTTCTAAGTGTGCTGTAATATCCAGCACATAAATATAAAAACCTTGATCGCTTAAGTCATTTAAAAACGGCTTTTCGACATCAAGGCTAATAAATGTGTACGAATGATTAAGACTTGGTAATTTTAAGTCAAAGTTAGACAAAGCACTGTTAATAGTCCACATCACAGTGCTTGCTAACTCCTGATTTTTAGTTTTGATTGCAATCTCAAAAGGCAGGCTTATCTCACGAGTACCGTCCATGTACTCGTTATTTACCTTACCTCCTGGCATTGGATAAATGGCTAGGTCTTCTTGTCTTGTTAGATAGTCAAGTCTAGGCTTTATGCCTAAGTCTAATCCTTCGACAAATTGCCTCAAAACAGTTGCAAAGTCATTTGTCATTTAAATCCCATTCCTCTCAGTAAGGATTTTTCCCAATCCTTGACAATTGTTGCATTAGCTAACGCACGTTTATCCCAACGTTTGCCTGTACCTGGTGTTGTGTACTTTTTAAATTTAAAGGACTTGTACTTGTTGTAAGCACCACCATAAAACTGGGCTCTGGCGTGTGGTCCGCTCCACGTTACACCTACACTGTTAGCTCTCGAGCTTCCTCTCAAAGCTCCGTCTCTGTAAGGAACATAAGGGTTCATGGACATCATGACTTGGTTGTTCATGATGAGCTTTCCTTTAGCTAATGCTTGCGGAGATACTTTACGCTTGATGCCTCCCAACTCTACCACTACCTTAGCCATTAGATAACCTCCACTTCAAAACAAAAAATTTTGTTTGTTAGTGGGTGGTAGACTGGTATCACTTTATCAACGGTGTACTCAGTATCACCATCAATGACAACAGCATCAACCCATGACCTATCGGCTACTGTCTTACAGTATTTAGGATAAATAAAGATAACCGACGGTTTAGTCTCTTGCCTTGCATTATCTTTACCTGCGGTTGCAAGATTACGGTCAAATCTAACTGGAGAGAGTGTAAAAGGTTCGTCATAGACAAACCCTCCATAATCACCTTTATCTTTGACAAGTTTTACCTGCAGTTCGTCAATAAGCAGTCTTTTATCGATCATAGCTAATACCCGTATATCCCAACCCAACAACTAGTAACTCATTCTCTGCATCTAGACAGAGATTAAACCTGTCTGCCAGAGTTTTTTGTTGGCTGCCTTGGCCATGCCCGACAGTGTAGCTAATACTTGTCCGTCCTAGAGATATTCCAGCAAAGGATTGTTTATCCTCTGCTGTCATTACTCCTGAGTCATTTAAATATGCTATCTGATAAGCGATTGCCCGCTTTACAGCCTTTTGCACTAGGGCTATTTCTTTTTTTAAATCTTTGTAATCATAGCGATTACGACAGTAAAGATTGACAGCGTGGCTAGCACGTTTTTCCATTTTTTCAAAATCTTCTACATCGTCAAAACCCAAATCTTCAAATTCTTTTTGCGTTAAAAAAGCGATAATAACCACCTCCATCGGCTAAGACTCGAGAGCGTCATCTTCCTCTCTCTTGGCAGCCTTAGCCTTAGCTACTTTTTTGCGGCATCTTTAAGTGTAATTTTGACGGCTTTTTCTGCCTTATAAAGATAAACACCATAATGCTTATTAGCTACGATTTGATTAATCGCTTTTGTGATATCTCGGTCTGTTTCAACCATTGTGTTACGTTTAAGCATGATACGTAGTGCACCTTTGCGAACCATGTAGGCAGTTCCTTTAGGGCATTTGCGAGAACGCACAATTTGTACCCCTAAAACTTCACCATAAACACCAGAGACAACACGATTTGCTCCAACCTCGGTAGCACCTAACCACTCCTTCGCGGCATCTAAACGTAGGGTAGAGGCATCCGCCGGATTCATGACAATGACTGTCTCTGCGTCATCTTCGTCATTAAAAATATCTAGCGCTTTAGATACACCATCAACCGTAGCAGTAGCTTCCACAGTTTGAGTCGATTTACTTAACGCGTCAAGCACGTCTGCATCGACTTTGTGGTCAATAGCCTCAACGATTTGCTTCGCTGCCTGACCTACAGGATCCCCATACCCAGATAAGATAGCTTCGTCAGTGATTTCTACACCTTTTCCGGCTTTTTTAATGGTCATAGTAGTCTTTTTGAAGCCAAGTTGAGTCATTGGGATAGCTTCACCCTCGGCAACATCTTCTGCGTCACCGATGTAATCCCATTTAGGCACTGTTAAAGTTGTACCTGGTTGTCCTTCTAAAGTTGTATCTACTTCAGCAAGAGGAGCAAAGCGAATCGCTTTCCCTACCTCTGCGTCAATCATATCCGCTAGAACCTCAGGGTCTAGCATTTGTGCCATTTTAGTTGTTCCTACTGCCATTTTTTAATTTCCTTTCAATTGGTCATAAAGATTCTTATTTTTTAGTTTTAGGTCCAGTTTTTCTTGGTAAGACATCTTTGCAAAGTCTTCCTTAGACACCGAACCTTGTCCGTTATCAGCAGACGGGTTGCCTGCCACTGTGATTTTGGGAGCTTTATCCTTTGTTTGGCCAAAGTGAGGATACTTACCCAAAACCGTTTTGATTGCATCTTCTATGCTTGTCTCGTCAGTGACAAGACGCTCAGATAGTGCAATCACATCATCAATAGATTCAGCGTTCACACCTAAAGACATTGCTGCTAGCTTTGCGTTAAGAGCCTTATTGTTTGCCCGAGCTTCCTCAAGCTCTTTGTCTTTAGCATTCAAGATTTCTGTCTGTTTTTCTGACTCGCTTTTTTGCGACTCTTTCCACTCTTTGAAGGCTTTTAGTGCATCCTTGGCTGACTCCACATCATCAAAACCTAAGTCTTTGACTGCTTTGTTGTAGCCTTTAGAATGCTCTTTAGTTCCCACTCGATTGAGATCATCTTGTGTAAATGCTTTATCTTCTTGTTGATTATTTTCCAAGTCAGTAGTCTCTTGGTCGACGTTTTCGTTTGTCACATTTTCCATGTGCATTCCCTCCTATAAATGCGATAGGTCGCTGATTTCCGTTCTTCAACGCCTGCGGATAAAGGCATAATAAAAAGCCGTATTGCTACGACTTTGATTTCTAAAGGGGTCGAATTCGACACGGTTAAACTTTATTTCCCCCACTTCCGTTTGTAGTTTTTCTTAATATAGTCAACCGTGTCACCAATTGCCTTGATAACTGATTGATTATCTAAAGTAGCAGCTTTAACAGTCGCTAACTCTTCGTTTGTTGCCAGAGCGTTTCGTTGAACGATTGATTTTAGCTCCATGATTTGTTTGTTTTGATTTTTAATTGCTTCTGCTTGTCTTGCGTTTTCTGCAATCAATAACACAACCGCTGTTTCCAATTTACGTTTCTTTTTGATACGTTTATTCATGTCTTCCTCCTGTTTTTAAGCATAAGAAAAGCACCTAGTTTTTAGCTAAATGCTTATAAGATTAAATTGCTGATATTTTATCAACTAGATCATCAAACTTCTTAGTTCTATCCGAGACACTTTCGCCATCTCCCGTTAAGTAACTAGAGGTTTGCTGCAACTCGTCCACTAATACATCCCAGTTATCGTCATTATCTTCAAGCTCAAACAAAGGAGAGACATCTTGATTGACAGATAACATAAAATCAATATCATCATTATTTAATATTTGATTACTTATCAACATTTCTCTGATTGTCATACTTCCTCCTTGTCCTTTCACCAGTCTTCCAAGTAGTTATAATCTTGCCTGTATGTGGGTTAATATTTACGGTAACATGGGTGCCTACATAGCGCCTTGAAACTTTCCTACCGCCATCTACTGCATCAGGTCTAATGTAAATAGGGTTAGCTAATGCAGTAGCGATGTGACTCTCAGAGACACCCCTCTCATAGATTCTTTCCAGGAGGTGTCCGCTAATTTCTTTTATAGTGATTCCATCACTTGTCTGTAAGCCTATTATATCATTGATTAACCCTTTTTTCATCACAATTTCACGCTTCATCAGGTCTGTAACAAACATTTTAGACCTAGACTTACTTTCTATCAAAAAGTCATTACTATTGACAAGATGATTAAGTGCATCTTGTTTACTTCTAACATCCGATTGATATTGCCTAATCAACTCTTTATCACCCAATTGCTTCGCAACGTGCAGTAGCTCTTTACTCTTACGTATTGATCTCTCGATTGCCCTCTGCTTAGCTTGCGCATTCGCATTAGCTTTAGCTTGTGCAGGAGTGATATTTTTTAGATGCTCTGGCAATTCTGGCTTACTATTCACACCGACGACAAACGGCGTTTTAGTGTGCTTGCAGTTGATTCCCAAGCATCCATCAGGCTCACCATGCCCGTAATCAGATAAAGCTAAGATTTTTATCCCTCCTTCTTCTCTCGCTTCGCCAGTAGTGACAATTTGATGTTGCAAAGGTGCACACATCTCTCTAGCTGTAGCTTTTTTTGAGTAATAGAAGGTATCAATGCCAAACTCCCTAGCAGGGGCTTCTTTGACTTCGTTAAAGACTCGCCAAGTCGTAGTATTGATAACGGTACGAGCATAAGAGTCTGCTCTCCACTTTCTCCCAGCTTTATCTGTAAAACCATAAAACCCCTTTTTAAACCATTTAATCACAGTTTGATTGATAGCTTGGTCAGGCGTTTTTAAGCCTGTCACCACACCAGCAACAGCGTCTTGGATTATCCCTTGATAAGCTCCTATAACACTAAATGGCAAGGTGGTGTTAGTCAAATTATGCACATCATCAATAGCTTGTCTAGCATAGTTAGATAGGTCGTCTTGGATAGTACTGTTTACCCCAGACTCTCTACCTAGAGCCTCTTCTAGCTGCTCAGACGTGTTTTTATAAATTTTAAATCCTTCATTCTTGATAATATAGCGAAGTTGAGCTTCCGCAATGCCAGAATACTTTGCAATAAGCTTGATGTTATCTGCATTAAGCAGTCCAACGTCATGTAACTTATTAGCTTGCCAAAGATAAGGGTTATCGGCTAAGCTCGCTGAGCCTCTGGCTTTTATCCTCTCAATCACTTGATCAAATAAATCAAGAGTCAGCTGATGATACATATCAGATAACTGACTAGCTTCCAAAAGAAGCTGTTCGTCATTTAACTTAATAGGCTTCTTTTTCATCTAATCACTCTCCGTATAAATGTGTATCAGTGCGCTGTTGATTGATTTCGTCAACGATTCCAGTATTAATTTCTGCAGCTATTTCTTGGGCTTTTTCCTCTGTCACGTTTAGCACTTTTTGGATGGCCATCTCACGAGTGCCAAAGCCAGCATTAACAACTTTTATCCAGTAGTCTAACTCAGCGTCTCGATCTGTAAAAACACCGTCATCAAGACTTATGCTGATGTTATCCATGCTTGGAACTTCGCTTTGGTACAAATCATAAGCTTTAGCAATCTCAAAAATAGAGATAACTAACTCTTTTAGCGATTGCTCTACTAAAGCAACAATACTGTTACGCATTTGGTAGGTGTCTGAGTTTTCAGAGACGATTTCTGTTGCAGTCTTCATGCTTTTGCCATCAAAACTAAATAATCCAGCAGATACACCTATTTGCATCTCAAACAAAGACAACCCCTCGTTGATAGCCTTGATATAGTCATCCGCTCTGATAGGTGTTGTTAGGTCCTGTATTGCGCTTGAGTCTAAATCCCTGCCACCCATACGGATATAAACGTTTTGATCAGACTCGAAGCGAGGCCTTGGAACAACATCGCCATCAGTGGTACGAACAGTTAAAGCAGTCAAGCTCTCTGGCACAGCAACTCGACGTTGACCCATCTTAACTTCCCACATAAATTCGTCATAGGTCGTATTGATAAAGTCAATCGTTGTCTTGGCGTTATCAAAGATAGATAGCCCAAGTGGGCTATTAATATCCTTGTTATTCATTCCAGGAGTCTTGAGATAAGTAAAGATAGGCCTAGTCACATCTGTAACTTTTGCCTCGTCTTTTAAGTCCTTGTATACCTCAGATAACGGCACTCGGCTACCTACTTTGGCTTTATCATCCGAGCGATATAACTCATTTGAGATAACATAATCATCAGAGCTCTGCCACTCATGGAACTCTATCAAGGTATAGTAGACCTCTTTGCCGTTGATTGTCTTAACGGACTTAATGACGACGGCGGCACTCGAAACGTCTTGCGTATTACTCTGCAGTGGCAAAAAAACAGGCGCTTGAACAAATGCTACCCTAACTTTATCACCATCCACATAAGGCCTCATAGCTAATCCGCCTAACGCTAAACAACTCTCCAGATACCGCTCGAAGTTTTTATTAAACCTGTCGTTTTTTAGTGTCTCACTAATAAATTCGTTAGCCGCATCATCATCAACCTTAATCTCTGCCTGCTCGTTAAAGACTAGACTGGCAATCTTTTTAGCAGCTGTCCGTGCAATTGGTAGATGGTTAAGATCTCTTTTTTTAGTCTCGCCGTCCGTGTTTAAGTATAAAACACTATCCCAATCGCTCTTATAATACTTTAGATTGGTTGTTATACGATCGTACTCTAGCTTACTGATAGCTATTTTAGGATGATCGGTTATATTTGTAAGACTCTGCGTTGTCATCACGTATTTACTCCTTGTAACAAGATTTTTTATTTTTTGGATTACTCCCATGTAAGCAACTCCTTTAGTTGTAATACCGATGCACAAACACGTTGACGCTGTATCTAAACTCGTCCATGGCATGGTTATCTTTATCAATAGGTTTGCCATTGTCATCACGACTATATAGCCCTATCTCTTTTAAAAAGTGGTAATGGTCATACTCTTCCTCACTATGATTAACGAGATAAAAAGCGCCATCTGAGATAATGTTTTGGCCGCGTTCGATACCGACCTCAATGCCTTTTGCTTTGCTAGATACATCTTTAGAATTGTTCGGAGCTCCCAGAGTAAATACTCCTAACTTATGCAGCTCCTCTCTCAAAGATTTACAGGCAGGATCCACAAATACCTCTGTATAGCGCATCTGATACTTTTTAACGCACCAGTCTATAAAAACTTTTAACTCTAAAGCGTAGGTTGACATAGCTTTTACTTGGCCAGTGTCAGCTCCGCTGTGGTAGTAGTGAGCTACACGATTAAGTCTGAAGCTTATCCTACCGTTATCTCTAACTCTTGTTACGATATTACAAGACATAGAGGTGGCATCTGATTGACCTCCATCTGCACAGAAATACATCTCTACTGGTTCGCCAATCAAAGCATCCAAAACATTTTTTTCCGTGTCAAAAAGGCCATAAATAACTCCCTGAGGCATGACCCGCTGTCCAAGTACATCTCGTTTGTATAGATATGGATTTTTTTTAAGACTGTTGATAATGTTTTGTTTACGCTCTGCGGTTAGTATTGGGTTATCATCCATGGTCCAATGAGTCCACCTCGTGTTCTGAACATCAAAGACATCTTTAATTACTGGATGTTGAGGTGCTGGGGGATTTAAATCTGCTAGATGATAACGTAGCTTAGCCGCCCAAGTACGCCTAAAACACTCCTGGATAAAATCCATGTGCAGTAAGTTAATCTCGCAGAATACTACTGATCCTAAAGACATACCTGTAATAGCACCAACACTGTTAACTTTACCGCCGCCTTTATAATAAACGCGCTTATTGCCTTTTGGTGTCGTGATTAACAAGTGATCTCCACGCTCGTCGTGTTTTATTTCGCAGTTACCGTCAAATATATGCATCAAACCCGTACCATCGCCGTCGATAAACAAACGATAAGCTTGTTCTTGATTATAAGCAGTCACAAGGTGATTTTCATCTTCTGACTCAATCAGATACCTAGCATAACGAAAATGCCCAGCTGTGGTCTTTCCGCTACGAGGGGTCAAGTGCCCTCGTTGACCTCTAATTCGTAGTTAAAATGGCGTCTAATGACGTCTTTTTGTTTATTTGAAAAGATAATCTCCAAGGCTAATCACCTCCTTCCACAGCATCTAACAAAGCTCTCATTAAGCTAGTATCAGGCTTAGCGCCTTTCTCTGCGTCAAGTTTGACTTTAAGCAGCTCGATGCGCGTTCGTTGCTCGTCTGTGGTGAGCTCCGCGGCCTTAATTCGCTGTCTTTGTTCTTTTCTATCCAGGCTATCTTTTCCTGCAAAAGATATATTAGATATTAATTCAACAGCTCTTAAATTCCCATTCATCGCTTGTTCGACCACTTTCAAAGCGATAGCTGACTGAAATGTTGGATCAAAACCTAGACTTTCTAACTTTTTTTGTGCTTTTTCATTTGGGATAACAGAGTTGAGCGCTTGTTCGATTATGGTTTTTAATTCTTTTTTGCGTCTTCTTGCTTTACCGGAAGCTATACCGCCTTTTCTAGTGATTTCTCTAAGTTCACTCTTACTTCGTTTATTTCCTGGTATTAAGTTTTCTTCATTAGCCAATCGCCTCACTTCCTTACTTTTAAAAATAAAAAAAGAAGCAATCAGCTTCTTCAAATCGTTTTATATGTTTGCGGTGGCTTCCCTTTTATATCTATTTCATGATAATTCTTAGGTGTTTTGTAAGCAAACAACCTATCTATTTCTATTGCTACCGCTTTATTTTTTCCTGAATAATATTCGTCAAAAAAATCCTTTGTAATCCCTGACTTTTTACTTGTTTTTTGCCATATTTTTTCCGGTTCATCTCTTAAAACTTGTTTAATGGTAAAAAAACCAACTATCTTGCCTACAGGTTTTGTAGAGTAAATGTAACATCTATCAGGAATACTTTTTAAAAAAGATTTTCTAAATTCAAAACGCTTGTTACCTTTCATTATCTCATCTACAAATTGAGGTTTGATTGAAATTATAGCCTCTATTTTATTCATTATTTCTCATTCCTTTTTATTTTATTATAAGGAACAGATTTGAACGGTTCAAGAGAGGAGTTAATTTTTTCTTATAAAAAGAAAGCTAGCTATTTTAACATTTTTTCTAGTTGTTTTTGCAAGTTGTTTAATCGAAGAATTTCCCGTTGGAGTATTTCCTTTATCGTAACTTTTCAATTTCCAATTAGTATTTCTATTTAACGCATTAATAAGATTTTTAGCGCTCGTGACAATCCGAAAGTCAAACCCTTGACAAGAATATATTTCAGCTACTGATTTTAAAAATCTAGTACCTAATCCTACACCTTGATAATCAGGTAAAATAACCAACCTAGTAACTCTTTTGATTTTTTTATTTTTAGGATGTGGAAAGTGTATTACCCCAATAAATCCTATTATTTTATCATCATCATATAGCCCAAAACAACGTGCGGCTCTAACTATATCTCCATTTAGATAATGATAACGTCTAAATTTTCCCCACTCGGCAATTGAGCATCTTCTGACTGTGAATTCTTGTTTGCTTCGTGGGGGAATCGAAAAACCTGTTGCATATCATCTGTATTAAAACACCAATCTGGTTGTAAAAACTCAATTACATCATGATGACAACCAACTGCGATAAATTTCTTGTCAGGATATCTTTTTAAAGCTTTTTTTAACGCTATACAAATTATTTTAGCGACTTGTCTATCAACAACACTAGTAAACTCATCAAAAACGATAAACTCTTTTGTTAATATTCGCCTAGCTAAATCAACACGCATTTTTTCGCCATTTGATAAAACATGATAAGGCTTGAGCCAAGAAGGAACACTCCCAAACCCAACCGCATAGAACATTTTTTGTAATTCTTCAACATTGTGACATGGTATGCAATCTATAACAGGTTTATCAGGATAAACAAAGTCATCTTCTAACGCTTCGTTATACAACTCTTTAGCGATAGTGCTTTTTCCTGTTCCACTTCCGCCTACAATTAAACCTATCTGCCATTTATCGGGATAGTCTATTTTTCCAATAAAATGTTCTCTAACGTGTTCTGCGCCGACATCAAAGTCAGCCATTACTTTGGAAACTTTAAAAGAACTATTTAAGTCGTTCTTTTTTACAATATTGAAACTCGGCATTTGAAACCTCTTTCTACAAATTCGTCATATAACTTTTCCAATTCCTCTTCGCTTTCAGCTTCTACTATTAAAACAGAGTCATCTTCTATTTCTTCAAAATCAGCATCTAAATTCTCTTGATTCTCGTCATCTATTTCTAATTCAAATCCAAAAGCAGACATATCAAGATCTAAAATGTCATTTAATTCTTCATTTAACAAATCTAAATCCCAAACCGCAATCTCACCAACTTTATTGTCAGCAAGTCTGAACGCTTTGATTTGCTCTTCAGATAAGTCATCTGCGACAATAACAGGAACTGTTTCTAGCCCTAATTTTTGGGCTGCTTTATAACGAGTGTGGCCGTTTATGATTTCGCCGTTTTTATCAACGACAATAGGCACTTTAAAACCAAACTCTTTAATAGATTCAGCAACTGGTCCAACAGCCTCATCATTGTTTCTAGGGTTATTTTTATAAGGTGTTATTTCACTTAATTTTTTGTCCACAAATCCCATGTTTTATTCCTTTTTTTACATAATAAAAAGTCACCACAATGTGATGACTAATTGGTTAACTATAGATAAATAGCGAATGAATGCTAAGCCTATTGCCTACCCCATTCTGGGACACTTCTATTTATCGAACAGGAACAGTCGGAATCGAACCGACACATCTTCTTCTGGCTCTTCGAAAAGAGTTTTCGGACTTAGCTATTGTCCCGAAGCAAGGCGCTACCCTTACCGTTTTCCAATCACGGTTCATGTTCCAAAGGTTTAGAAGAGCTAAGACCTCTCACAAACGCTCTTCTACAGACCTTGCACGAATCGAACGTGCCACTGCACTCAATATTTAGTGAGTATTTCCTAATGCGAACGCAAGTCCAAATAAACAGTCTAAATATTATTAACGGTGCCGTTTCGCCACAAAACTTAAGCCCACGATAGCTTATCACACCGTGCACAGTGCAACAACTCACTTCGGCCGAATCCTCAACCGAACTATCAGCTAACCACAAGCAAGGTTGCGACCCTTGTTTTACTTGCGGTTAATCAATCGACTTAGCGCTGGTACGCATGTTAAGAGGCGTTGCTAAGTCTTAATCATTAACACCGAACCCAGATTGCGTATTCTCCTCAAAGGAACGCCAATGTCAAATAAGGGTGTTAATTCACGGTGGACATCGCAAAGTTCCGTGATTCTTTTTGCTTTGATTACATTCCGCAATGTCACAGCGTGTAATCTCTGGGTGATTGAGACGGCAGGATTCGAACCTGCACGTCCCACATACCATAAAATAACAAGTTTGATCGTAGTTTTTGCTATACTACAATATTAACACAGCTATTAGTATTATGTAGTATCAATTTGTATCTAATTAGTATTTTTTAGTATCAATTCCAGACTTTCCTTTCCTCGCCTAACAAACATAAAGTATTTATTACGATTTCCTATGTTTAAGCGTTCTCTGGCTCTCTCATAGTCTCCATCACAGTCAAGATAAGTCGTGAGTAAAACGTGACTCTCACAAATGCCCATGCTTTGCACAATCAAATTAGCCATTTCTTGTCGACGGTCTTTTAAACGCTCAATCTGATCACTATAATAGCTAACCATATGCAGCATCTTTATGTTTTTGTCTTCCTGTGATTGTTTAACCCCACCAGACACTCGCATATCAGACCATTGAGGAGACTTAACGAGCGACCGACTCATTAGGTTAGCGTCTCTTTCAAGGGTCTCTATGAGATGTGGGATAGTCTTTAATTCTTCCAAAAAATTATTAGCTTTTGGTGTCGGAATGTTGCCCATCTAACTCTCCATTCATGATATAATATTGTTGGGTATTTAATCATGAAGACGTTCGCATGGACGTCTTTTTTTGTGGAGAAAAGTCCTCTCTTTCTTTTTTTGTTTTTCGACACAGGCGTACGATGTCAGTATTAGCGCCTTGAATAATAACAAATGACCGATAATCTGCGTTAGATTTGTTTTGGTGTAAGGAGGTCCTCGTTTCTATTTTTTAATTTCGGTCCACCCCCACAGAGCCATTGCAGGCTCTTGAGCGCTTGCGTGGGGTTATAATTTTGTCAGCGGTACCCATTTAAACTGTGGAAACTTCTCTGCTTCTTTGCTGGTGCATTTATAAGCACCGGATATGACACGCTCTTTTAAAAATGTTATTGAAATTGTAAAGTAATTGTGCTCTGGTAACTCATCATTTTGGTGGAGATACAAAAAGTGATATGGTTTAGCTTTGCCTATTGCTGGCAACTCAAGTAATAAAACTCCAATCTCTTTACTATCCTTCCTCTTTGAAATCCAACTTGATAAATAGTAGGATACAATACCTAAAACAGCTGCCTGCCACATAGTTAATTTTATATCTATAACACCTAATCCAAAGATTACAACCAGGTTCAATAGTAGTGATAGTGTAAGTTTTTTCATTCCCTCACCTCTTCCGCAAACTGCCACGCCCAATCAAAATCTTTACGGATTTCTGATTCGGTTAATTGCATAACTTCCAGACCTTTCCACCTTGCGTTGCGAGGTATTGATAAAACAACGTTTCCGTCATCTAACCGTTGCAAGCAGACGGAAAGCCCATTCGGATTCGGTATCTCAACAGTATAAAGCTTTTCTTTTTCGATTGTGTAACCGTAAATCCAAGCTTTAGCAAACTTAATAAAACTCTCATCACCGCTGCCATCCCATAACCACTTATATACAGATTGTTTTACAGATTTTCCGACTTTTAACGCTAAGTATAATGTGTCGCCTCTTTTCTTGCACTTTTCTATATAGTCAGCCACATACTGCGGTACTTCTGGTTTTAGCGAATCCTTTGCTTGTAATACGCCTTGCTTGTGGCCAAGATAATAGCTAATGTCGTTCTCAATACCAAATTCCTTAAAAATACCTTTAATCCAGACGGCTCTGTCGTGCTCTGGTAGTTCTCGCATTTTAGCAATAATATTTTTAAGATATTTAGGTGACTGCCCTGCGTATCCGTCTGGTTTTATTTTTGTTTGCTCAAGATCATAAAAGGCGTCAACACCAGCATGATTTACATGTACTCCACCATTTGAAAAGGACGAATTGATAATACCTTCAACCCACACTTTATCGCCTATTTTCGCTTCTTTAATGTTCATTTTTACCTCGCATTTAACTTACTCTCTACATGCACTATCGCATCACCAATCCACTCTTTGACATTAAATTCTCGCTCAATATCTTGAGTCCTTGGCATAACGTTAATATCACTAAAACTCAGCATGTCGTCTTTTGTATTTTGCAAAAAATAAATGTTTTTAACTTGTCTTGTTAAAGAGTCGCCATGCACCACCACACCATTTATTCCTCTTATAGACATATTAAAGAGTAGAAACGGTACTGCTTTGTCCGATAACTCTTCTACGTGATACCAGTATTTACTCGGACGATAAGTAAATGGACTGTCATTTAATCGTTGTTCTTGCCATGCTTGGATAAGTATCCCACCCGTCCCGACTGCTACCTCGTAGTATTGATTACCACTTATTATTTTAGATAATAGTGTACTAACCGATTTAGGCGTAAAGTCTTGCTTTTTATTTTTGCGGTCAGCTTGTTCTTCCTCAAAATATTGCATAAACCAGTCGTAAGATACATCTGTTTCATATTTCAAAAACTGTCTAAATATATCCTCACGACTATCTTTATCAAAGAGTATGTCCGTAAGTCGTTTGGGTGCTTTATAAACTTCGTCGATGCCTAGTATGCGATGTATCTCATCGATCTTAATCATGTTACCCTCCGTTGTGCGTAAGTTCCGCAATTCGCTTTGTCTGTCTAGCTCTATCTTCGCTAGCACGTTTAAGCTGCTTTTGTGTCCTGCTTAGCTGTGTACGTAGTCCTGTGATTTGCGACTCGTAATATTGTCGTGCGTCGCGATAGCTAAAATACGACACGGTTACCATCATCCCAAATATTGCGATTGCAAGAAACAATAGTGCTTTCCAATCGTTTTTTAGGACATTCATTATTTTATTCAAGTCATCACGTAAATTTTGCAATAATTCATCTGTTGTCATTCTTCCACACTTTCTAGTAATTTTGGATTTTCGTAGATGTTGCCAATGACTTCTCCTGGTTCCCACAATTCGTGATAAAGTCTTTCGCAACCATCGTATAACACAAAAGCAAGCTTATCTTTATCATATTTGACTAATGTGTATTGATAGCAATCCTGTTCGTAAAACATTATATCCCCATCAAACACCTCAATGCCGTTTTTATCTTTTAGACCTGTTGATTGCATGAGAATATAATCGTCAAGGTTATCCTCGACAAAATGAAACGTCTCTAAGCGACCAGAGCGAAACTCATCATCAGCTAAGCTGCATCTGTATATTTTGCGTTCACTTGATTTAAAGCCATCAATGCTATACATTTTTTTGGTCTTTTTATTAAATGCCCTAAATTTTGGTATCATCGTTAACCTCAGTTTCTGACAAAAACTCTAAAACTTTTATTGGTTTAAAAATATAGTCAATATCTAAATCTTCTTCTATTTTTGTATATACACCAATCGGATTCCTGAGGTATAATCGCCCGTCAGATAACTCTACTATTCTCTTCGGAAACATGCCGTTGATAACGTCATTACGTCTATATCTGTCAACATAGCATCCTAAGTGTTTTTTCGCTAAATCTTTTGTTAGTATCATTCGTCTACCTCTCTCATAAAATATTCTGTCGCTCGCTTATCATTAGCTAACTCTAGCCGTCTAATAAACTGCATTGCTTCTATTTTTGTTACAAACTCATGCTCCTGAAACAGGTTTTTGTCATAGATCGCGTAAGTCGCTGTAATACCTTTGTTGTAAACTCTAACAACGTGTTTTACCATTTTTAACTACTTTCTTTTGTTTTACTTTCAAGCCACTCCCAAATAAGATGAAATTGACCATTAATTAATGAGTCGTTACCATAAGTTTCGCAAATCGTAACAATTGACTGGTTGGCCCATATCCAATAAGCTTCAGTATTAAATCCAACTTCTTGCATTTTGACATTACTCTCTCTCATCCAGTCAGGAACCACTCGTTCAAAAAAATTAATATAATCAATTTTCATAACTCTTCCACCTTTACGTATATTCCTACTGTATCAGCCCAGAACTTCTCAATAATTTCCGAAGCAACCTGCGCATCATCATTCCAAAATCCCAATGCAGTCATACAATCTTTAGGTAACTTGTTCAAATTATCTGTGTCGGGTTTAGTATCTTTATATTGTCCGTCTACTGATTTTTTGATTTTCGGGAATAACCATTTGACAGTGAGTCGTAATGGACCGGTCATTTTTTTCTCAGGAGCATGGGGTGCAAATTTACTCATAAACATGGCACGAGCTTCCTTCAGCGAATCCGGTTCGTAGAATTGTGGTTTACCGTTTACCACACGGACCTTCTTTTGTTGGTGTGTAGTAGTTGGGATTTTCTTCATCGGGATAAAGAAATCAATCATCGATTAAGCCCTCATATTTAACAAATACGATGATCTCATCTTCATCAAAAATGAATTGGATATCTAAACATTTAATACCATCTTCTCGCAGGTCGTTTATAAAACCGTTAACTTCATTTTTTAAATATTCCAACTCAATATCACTTTTACCATTTTTAAAAAATTCAATTTGCATTTTTTATTCCTTTCTTAATCTACGCGCTTTGTCAAAGATGAGAAAGGAATGGTTTTGGCGAAGTCTAACGCCAAACCTTCCTTTTTCTTTGACTTTTGACGAAGGAAAAACACTTTTAATAACTCTGATAAGAGTTATAGCGTGTCTTTTTCCGGAAAATAACATAAAATTCTCTGTTTTTTACAGGGAAAATTTTCTGTTATTTTCTTTCCCTATTCTGTTTTTTTCTGATAGACAATTCCGTTTTTAATATCAAAACCACCATGCTCTTTGAGATGATTTCGAACTGTTTTTTCGGTAGAATCCAGATACTCTTGCAACTCTGATAATGAAACGGGTGTGAAGCCATCAAATAGAGCACTGTAGGCTGTATCTATTTTTTGCTTACGTTCCTCTGCCTTTTCTTTTTTTGACTTTCTACCTTCCTTAGCTTTCTGCCAGTTCGGCTTACTTTCCTCCAGTTGTATATCTGCCAACACACCAGTTGTATCAACTTCGTGCACTGGATAGCTAAACCACATGTTGACCGGCTGAAATTTAGCAAACTCACGTAAAGTCCCTTCAACTCGCCAGCCTGTACTGATTTCAATAGCATGAGTAATTCTCTTGATTTCGTTCAGATATGGCTGTTTTAGCATGATGTCTGGTATCGCCTTGTCAAAATGTTGTTGCATTTGATAGCGACTTTCCAAATCATCTAATGTCACTTCATGCTGATAGTAAGAAAGGTTCTGTTCCTGCAAAGCTTTCTGATAAACCTTAGCAGATGCCTTTTCAACACGTTGCTTGATTAACTCATCAGTCAGCTCAAGTTCTACTAAATCAATCAAAGCATCGGGGTCGCGAGCGAATACCCCAGAACCACTGGCGCGGTCCATAGATTTTTTACCGCCTTGACTGCCTTTTGAATGGTGGTGGCAGTAGATAACTGAGCATCCTAGTTCAGTGGCCACTTTGTCAAATTGATTGGTAAAGTGTGCCATCTGATCAGCACTGTTTTCATCACCAGTGAGAACTTTATAAATAGGGTCGATAATAACCGCTTGGTAATTTTTCTTAAGTGAGCGTCTGATAAGTTTAGGTGCTAACTTATCCATTGGTACTGTTTTCCCACGGAGGTTCCAAATGTCAATATTTGCCACATTAGTAGGAGGTAATCCCATTGCATCATAAACATCTTTAAAGCGGTGCAAAGCTGATGGTCTATCGAGCTCCAAATTGACATATAAAACTTTTCCTTGTTCACAGTCCCAACCTAACCATTCTTTGCCTTCAGCAAGTGCTATCGATAACTCAATCAAAGCAAATGACTTGCCAGCTTTCGATGGTCCTGCAATTAGCATTTTATGTCCCTGGCGTAACACTCCTTTAATTAATTCAGGAGCAAGCTCTGGCAAATTATCCCATTCATCAGCTAGCGTTTCTGGATCTGGTAAATCATCATTTAAATCTTCAATCCATTGATACCATTCTTCATAATTGGTTTTACCAATATTTGTATCAATCAAAAATTGCTTGTGACCATTTCGCATAATACCCGGCATTCGTGATAGACGACTTGGATTACGATTCTGTGTGTCAATATCAAGACCGTTTTTCTTGCAGATTTGATAGATGTAATCAACTCGTTTGCGGTACTCCTGATAATCTCTAGCATCTACTTTGACAATAGCGTGTAATGATTTTTTACCGCTATGGACCAATGTCGCTATTGGCAATTCTAGTTCTTTAAACAAAGCATACTGTTTCCCAAGTTCCATGCTATCGGATTCAACCAAGGCATATCTAAAGTCTGTTACATTGTCGTTTTTGACACCATTTCCATCTAAAGGGTTAAATCGTATCCATGCACCAGCTTCTTCTTTGTAGTCGCCAAGCACAGCACCGATATCGTTTCCGTATTTTTGCAACTCTTGGATAAGTTCGCCTGCTGTACGTGCGTAGTCCCCTTTTGTTGGTTTGTAGACTACCCCTTCATCTGTCTCAATCGGGTAGGTTTTTGTTACATAGCCCACTTTGTCAGTTGATTCAAAAAGAGTGTCGATATAAGTAATTAAATCGTGAACTGGTGACCAGTTAGTAGGTTCTTTAATTTCCTTAGCCTCAACCCAGTTCTTATCCACAATTTTATAATCACGATCGATTGTGTCATCCCAACCAAGCTCGTGGGCTTCATCACTCGTACGGTAGTCAGATGTCCAACCGTTTTCTTTTGCTAACTGTGTGATAGTTGCACCGGTGACAGTCCCAAACCCATTACCTTGAAAGCTATCCCATTTAGCGAAACATTCGCCTTTTTTATATCTACTGTCAGATTGTGACCAAACATCCCAATCCATAGCAGTATATCCTTCGTGTTTTAAGGCCATTCCTACTTGGACCCAAGTTCGATAGTCTACTGTGGCAGGATTGATATAATCCAGCAACGGTAGCAAATTAAAATCATTCTCTGCCATGTTATCCTTTCTTTGTCTGATATTAATTAATTTTGCTATTTAAGGCACATTCACCGATTTTGTCTTGAATAGCTTTTTTAATTACTTGGCCTAACTCTGTAAGAGATGCAATCTTATTAACATACAAAATGGCATCAGCGTATGTATCAGATTTTTCGATAGCTTCATTTACAAAATCATTAATAAATTTTTCAATTTGTTCATTCATATTTTCCATTTATTTTGTCTCCTATTCAGGTTGGTATTCTCGAGCATTGATACCTTTCGGTAGGCGCCATCCGCTAGCAGCAATGCGGTTAATCATGTTTGATGCTACTTCAAATTTCCACATGCCCACATTCTTAAAACCGTATCGTTCTAGCGTTCTGATTTGTTTAGGTGTTGTTAGGCCAGTTTCTCTCCTCTTGACCAATCGCTCTAATAATTTAGTAGCTTTACCAGCATTGCCAATATCGTCTGTGTAAATGCCAAATTTTTCAAGTGCTTCTAGCTGTTTATCAGATGGTGGCGATTGCTCCCAACCAAATGCTGGGACATAATCTGCTAAATCTTCAGCTTGGATAGACATTTCGAATTGTAGCGGATCAACAAGAGCACGTTTACGCTTGCGCATTTCTGCCAATTGTTTGGCCAGTGCTTCCTCGCGCTCAGCTACGACATCTTTGGCAGCTACTTCTTCAGCCTCGATAAGCTCAAAAGCCACCTCGGTTTCTTCAGTCATATTCTCGACCATCTTTTGAGCCACTTCTGGGCTACTAGCAATCAGATGCGCTGGTCTGCATAGTTCGTGACGTTCTGTGTGCCAAAGGAAGTCTAAAAGCAATAGATTTTCCTTACCTGGTGCAAGACGTGTGCCACGCCCTACCATTTGGCTATACAGTGCTCGTACTTTAGTTGGTCTCAATACAACAACACAATCCACTGTTGGACAATCCCATCCCTCCGTTAAAAGCATTGAATTGCATAGTACATTATATTTATCATTATCAAAGTCTTCTAGGACTTCAGCACGGTCTTTGGATTCTCCATTGACTTCTGCTGCTTTGAATCCTTTTTGGTTTAGAATATCACGGAATTTTTGGGAAGTTTTAACAAGTGGAAGAAATACAACTGTTTTACGGTTTGCACATTGCTTCACCATTTCATCGGCAATCTGCTCAAGATATGGATCTAAGGCAGTTCCGATGTCACTAGCTTTAAAGTCTCCTGCTTGCTGACTAACAGTCGTTAAGTCCAGTGATAGTGGAATTGTAACAGCAGTGATTTTTGATAGATAACCAGATTTGATGGCATCTACCAAAGAATATTCATAAGCTAAACTATCGAAATATTTACCTAGATTTTGTTTGTCACCACGATCTGGTGTCGCTGTAACTCCCAAAACATTGCTACTATCAAAATGTTGCAAAACTCTTTGGTAACCGTCAGAGATGGCATGGTGGGCCTCATCAATAATAATTGTGTCAAAATGATTTGCAGGAAACTTACTCAAACGCTTCTCTCTCTGCATCGTTTGAACTGATCCAACTACAACCCTGAACCATGACCCCAAAGAAGTATTCTCTGCTTTTTCTAATGCTGTCCCTAATCCAGTTGCTGTCATCAATTTATCACTAGCCTGTTCTAAAAGTTCAGACCTATGAGCTAGAACCAAAACTCTCTCTCCGAGCCTTACACGGTCTTCGATAATTTTCGAAAAGACAATAGTTTTACCGCAACCGGTAGGGAGGACTAGTAGAGTTCGTTTTCTACCTTCCTCCCATTCCTTTTGTACGGCTGACCGTGCCTCTTCCTGATACGGCCTTAATTGCATCAGAATCCTCCCCATCCACCTTGTGGTTGTGTTGTATTACCTTGGAAGAAACTTCCCTGTTGCGGTTGAGGTTGTTGCTGAGTTGGTTGTTGCGGTTGTTGATAAGTATTTTGTGTTGGTTGACTAGCGTTCAAAACTTTCGACCAATCAACTTCATCTGCATAAATCATAGATTTGATGTTATCGTATTCTTGATCAGCATATTTACCAGTTCCTTTTCGCTTATTTACACGACAGACACCTTTTGCACCAACGACAGTATTCCAATTCATTTTAAGTGGTTCCCCATGTTTCTTTTGACCAATAGCACCAAAGAAAGCTGATAGCATACCTTCTGTTGTAGTATATAGGAATAAGTTATGAGTTAATTGCGCGATTCCTTCTGATGTTTCAATTTGAATCGTAACGACCGCCTTGTTACACGCTGGTAATTTTCCTGGATTCTGCGGATCAGGTGTGTGACGACCACGCTCCATATTAGTTACTGTAAATTGATAATCACCAGGCACTAATTGGACAAAACCTACACTGTCTTGTGTAATTTCATCATCCCATCCCAATTCATGGTCGAAGTTGTTATTGTATTCAGTCATTTTTATTTCTCCTATTTTCTATTAAGCTAAAATTGTAATGTTAGTTTGATCAGCAAGTTCTTCTTTTAAGTAGTTAGCAATATTATTGATAGCATCTAAGCGCCACTTTCCACCATCACCAATGGCAGATAAGTCAAATTTGATTGTTTTATCCATTTTTGTTATACCTCGCTATTATTTCTATTTCCCAAAATCTAAGTCCCTTCCACGGTAAAGGGTAAGTCTGGTTCGACTCTTACTTGTGTTTTGATAACTTCAAGAGTTGCTGACCAATTTGCAACAATCATATCCCAATAATTTGGGGGGAAGTTTTCAATCGGCGTCCCAAGCGGGAAATGTCCGCGTATGTTAGCCACTTGTACTAGTTCATCCGCTGTAACTTGATCAGGTACCATCAAATCTTTCATAGCTTGTGGTAATGTGTCGGGCAGTGGTGCCTGCGATTCATTTGCTACCGGCGGTTGTGTCGGTTGCTTATGTGCGGGTTCGTGTGCGGATTGAGTAGGCGTCGGTTGTTGTGTTGATGGCGTTTCTGCTACTGGCTGACTTGGTGCTTGCTGAGCAAAGATATGAGCAATACCAGCATAATCGAGTGGCATTTCTTCTGGTAACCCGTGACGGTTCTTAGCATCCCACGCCGGGTGGTGTTGCGTGTACAAAACACGAGACCCGCCAGTAGCCTTTTTTTTGTTAGTATCAGTTGTCATAACAACAGTTTTATAATTAGCAAAGAGTACCATATCAGCCCATTCCTTGACGAGCGGAGCAGTCTGTGAGCTTGTCTTTTTACCAAGTTTCAATTCCCAACGGTCATAAGCTCCCATCTCGTCAGGTTGTTCAAATTTACGCATTTGGGCATGGGCAGTAAGGACGACATTGATACCAAATTCAATCAGTTCTTGCAGACTGTTTAGGAAGCGTCCAACCTCTTCTTTGGTGTAGGTATAACCATTACCCCAGCCAAAATCTTCAATTCCCTTTTTACCGTGTTGAGCACACACATCATCAACGATTAGGCTTTCTGCCCAGTCAATTGTGTCAAGGACAAGTGTCTTGCAACAAGTTGGATTCGCTTTAATCCATGCAATTTGATTTTTTAGCATAGTGTAGCTTGTTGGTTTATCCATACGGGCCACATCCATATTGTCTGTTGATCCCTCAGTGTCAATAAACAGAGGCTCTGGGAATTGAGCAGCAAAGCTAGACTTACCAATCCCTTCAGGACCATAGATGACCACACGTTGAGCCCGTGCACGTTTTCCTCTTGTGATTTGCATTGATATTCTCCTTTCTAAAATCCACCTTGCCAAGCGGGTGCTACTGTTTCGGCAAAACCACCTGCTGCTGCAGTTTCAAAATTATGAGCCTTATTTTCCACGGAGTAGCCGTCCTCGATAATTATCGCGCACTCTTCACCGGTTGAAACTCTGGTTGCGATAGCTTGCAATCCTTCTTGCTCTAGCCATTGGCCAAACTGTGTAAGTGTGATGTTATCCATTTGTTCGAGTTTATCAATCAAAACGAAGTCACACTCTGGTTTAAGTTTTCGTACAATGGCAGTGGCTACCATAAGTTGTTGACTTCCTGACATGTTGTCCCACTCCTGGCCAAGATACAGCAGTTTGCCATCATCAACGGTAAGCCCCTCAAGTGGCAAGTCTGCATTAGTCAATAAATCTCGTTTCTGCTGGCGAATAACCTCAATCTCATTAGTCAATGTGTTGTACTGATCACGTTGCTGCTTAGCGTCTTCCTCTGCCTTATCTTTATCAAAGTTAGCGCGAACTTTACGGTTGACTTCGTCGATATCGGCGATATTTGCCTCGATTTCTGCTGTTGATTCATCATGTAAATCCATAGCGTCAGTATTTGCTATTTTTAAATCCTCGCTTAACTTATTCGTCTTAGCTTCTGCATCTGCTAATAACTTGCGTAAGCGGTCAACTTCCAAGATAGATTGATCATAATCATAGCGGATACGTTCTACATTTTGACGCTTTTGAGCATTCTCTCCGTTCTTGGCTAAGATAGCTTGTTGTTGTTGGATAAGCTCAGAAATACTTACCAGTTGTTTAGGTGCGTCAGGATAATATGTCATCTCCTTAGCAAACTTTTCTTTTTGGTCCGCTATAACACCGATAGCATGACGTTGATTATAGATTTCTTTTTCTTTGAATTCTAATTCAGCTAATTGATCACCGACACCAATAATTTCAAGCAAGACATCTGCTTTCTCTTTTGGTGTTCCATCCATAAACTTTGGTAAGTTAATAGCTAACTCTTCAACAAAGCTATCTAGTAGTTGTTGTCCGCCTTTTTGACCGTTTGGATCAATGACTTTAAGGCTGGCGTTTTTACCTTTCCGTTCAACAATAAGTCCATTAGACATGGTGATTTTAAGCGTAGGCGGCACCATAGACCCTTCTCGCGTTGCTTGGCTAGGTTTGTATTTATTGCCGCCTAGTGCCCAAGCAATTGCGTCTAGAACGCTTGTTTTCCCTTGGTTATTGTTTCCACCAACAATAGTCAAGCCAGTTGCCGACGGCTCAATCTTTACCGCTTTAATACGCTTAACGTTTTCAATTTCCAATTTATTAATTGTTACCATTATCGAAATCCTCGTTTCCTATAGTAAATTTAAAAACTTCAACTGTTTTTGTTTCTGCTGTGAGCTCGCTATTCTCTAAAGCATAACCTAAAAGAGCATTTGTTAAGCTCGTCAGGGTATATCCACATTTATCTGCAATTTCAGCAATTTCATTATAAATTTCAATATCACATCCAATGCGGCCATATCCATTTTGTTGAGCTCCAATTTTTTGCTTTGCTAATCTCATACTATTTATTCCATACCTTTCTAAGTTCCATTTGATCAATTTCATCCAATTCGGCTATACATTTATCTATCGTACTTTGCAAGATAAAACCACTGGCAATAATGACATCTAATAAATTGGCTTTAGCTGTAACTACAAAATAATGTTCCGCCAATTCATTATTTAACCTGCGATTTTCGTCTCGCAAAAATTCGTTATCATTAATTAGTTGTTGTTCCATTCTTTCCTCCTACCAAATCTGCTTGCCAGGCAAACCGTGCAACTAGTTATATCTACGCGCATTGGCTTCCCAACCGTTGTTTTCAATCGTCCATTTTGGTTTTTCTTCTTGTTTTTTTGGTTTTGCGAAAATAAAGTTAAATAAGCTTTTCATTTTGTGTTTTTCTCCATTCTTCAAATTTTTTAACTTTTGTCGAACGACCACCAACCTTGTCAATGTACTTACGGTAATTTCTGTCTTTGTACATCTTTCTTAGTAATCGCTGCGTTTGATCAAATGACTTTCCAATAAATTCAGCTAAATCATTATCATCCATCCATAATTCTTCGTAAGGTACTTCAATACCGCTTTTTAATTTCGCTAGCATATTGTTTCCTTTCATGGTATAATTAAGTAAATTAATTTAGTTAGCGACTGTTCCCGCAGTCGTTTTTTTTTTGCGGCTAAAACCAACAAATCGTTCTTTTTAGTGAACGTTGTATGTAAAAAAAATTCCAATATCATCTTTTGAAATGCCTAAAATTTCAGCTACTTTTGCTAACTCATCAGCATCAAAAGATACGAATCCGTTCTCGCGTTTTGCGTATCTAGCTCGGTCAGACCATCCTAGTTGCTTAGCCATGTAGTCTTGTGTGTAGCCTTTGGCGATACGCTCCGCTTTAACACGTAAATAATCTACTGCCATATTTCCCCCTCTTCTGTTTTGTCTTTTTATTTCGTTCTCTTAAAAGAACAATCTAAGTATATCAATATCGTTCTTTATTGTCAACACTTTTATCTAAAAAAAATAAAAAAGTTTTTCCGTGAGAACGATTGTGCTTTTTTGAGAACGGTGGTATAATTTAGATAGTCAATAAAAGAAAGGCGAAAAAATGCGAACAAACGATGAAATAATTGACTTGATGGATAATATCAGAAAAGAGAAAAATCTCTCGATAAGTGAATTATCTAGAAAAGTCGGCATGTCAAAATCAGGTGTATCATTATACTTTAATAAAGCAAGAAAATTTCCGCTAGATAGAGCCAACTTATTTGCGAAGGCTTTAGGGACGACACCAGAACATATCATTGGGGTGACACCTAAAAACTCTCCGACACAAACTATTGACCTATCCAATCTCCGTGAACGTGTTGTGATGTTTGACGGAAAACCTTTATCTGACACAGACGTAGAAAAAATCGAAGCTATTATTAAATTGTCTTTAGGAGTGGGGAATGGTGAAGATAAATGAGATACTTAGTCAGTACAATATCAAGTTATTCGAGTTCCCTGAAGCGATGTGGGACAGAAAAGGGTTTTACTATCCAGACAAGCGGATAATCTACATTAATCAAAATCTATCACAAATAGAAAAAGAAAAAGTTATTTTACACGAGTTAGGTTATCTTGAACATGACCCTAAACAGTATCAAAGATTGCTACTAAAATACGAAAACCAAGCCGATAGATTTATGATTAGGGAATTGATAAAGAATTACTTGTCATCTCATGATGTTGTTGATTTTAATTGGTTGCAGTTTGCCACGACATATCAAATATCAACGACGTGGGGGCAAGAGATAATACAAGACGAATTCAAAAAATTAATCTAGGGGATTTATTGTGAAAAAAATAGTATATTTGTTTACCTTATCAGTCTTAATAGTATGTCTCGGAGCTTGCTCTGGTGGCTCAAAAAAAGATACAACATCAAAAACTCTATCATCGGATACTAGTAAAGTATCTGGAGATATGAGCGAAAAAGAATACTTTGACACTCTAATATCTAAGATTGACAAAGTAACAACAGATAACTACAAATCAGAGGAGTATCTATTTTATGACTACAAAACAATTTTAAGAGACCCTAAAAAGTACTTTTCCCTTAAAGTTAGAATCGATAATTTAAAAATAATACAAATCTCTGATAAAGATAAATATACTAAAATTCTAGCAAACACCCCTAATGGGGACTTGTATATGTTGTTTATCGAAACCAAGCGACTAGAAACTAAGCTTTTAGAAACTGATAATATCACTATCAATGGAAGATATTTATTATCTTATGAATATACGACAACAAGTGGTTCCGAGAATAGTGTCCCTCTAATTTATATAGACGGCTACTTACTTTTAGACAAATAAAAAAGCCCCACACTCGCCATCGCCAAACGTTGAGTGTGAGGCCAAACCGTATAAGAAACAAGCATTAAATGGCTCGTTTTCTTATACCCATTTTAACAGAAATTGAGGTATAAAACAAATGTGGATTGAAGAATTATTAAATGGAAAATTTAAATTTATCGAACGTTATACAGATCCATTAACCGGAAAATATAAAAAAGTATCTGTGACACTTGATAAGAATAGTAATCAAGCTAAGAATAAAGCAAGTATTATTATCAAAGAAAAGATTGAAGATAGACTCGCTATTCGCGATCATTCTGAGATGACCTATGGTGAATTAAAGCGCGAATATTTAAATCAATGGATACCAACGGTCAAAGACTCTACAAAGCGTGGTTATTTAGTCTCAGACGGTCATATCGCAACCGTGTTGCCAGATGATACAATTATCAGCAAGTTGACTAAACGCGACATTAGACAATTTATTGACAACTTATTGAAAAACCATTCGTACCATGTTACACATAAATGCAGAAAAAGATTACACGCTATTTTGTCTTACGCAATCCAAATGGACTATTTAACAAGCAATCCGACAGATAATGTTTTAGTACCTAAGCCAAAAGAGGAATATATGCCTGAAAAGGTACTTTATTTAACATCTAATGAAGTTTATGACCTCTGTGGTAGAATGATAGCCAACAATGAACAAACGCTCGCAGATGTCGTTTTATTCATGTTTTTAACGGGTATGAGATATGGTGAGCTTGCTTGTCTGACTTATGATAAGATTGATTTTGAAAATAAAGAAATTCTGATTAACGCAACTTACGATTTTTACACTAAAGAAATTACGACTACTAAGACTAAAAAATCAACTCGCAAAATTTCCGTATCTGATAACATTTTAGAAATCATCAATCGACAAAATAAAGTGAGTGAATTTATTTTTCCAAATTCAAAAGGTTTACCAATTTTAAACGCATACATCAATAAGCGCCTGAAAATTTATGGTAACTATCATACTCACTTATTCAGACACTCACACATTTCGTTTTTAGCCGAAAAAGGAATACCACTAAAAGCGATTATGGACAGAGTTGGCCATTCAGACCCCAACACAACATTATCAATTTACAGTCATACAACTGTAAATATGAAAGCATTGATTAATAATCAAACTGCCCCTTTTATGCCCCTAAAAATAATTTAGTAATAAAAAAAGCCTGATATAAAGGCTTTTTAAGTTAACAATAATGACCCCTGCCGGAATCGAACCAGCAACTACTCCTTAGGAGGGAGTTGTTATATCCATTGAACTAAGGGGTCTATCTTATATTCACCTTGTCTTCTATTTTAACCTAGAAAATAAGGTAATGCAAGATGAAATATCAGATAACTGAAAGTTTATTTTGCTTCATTTTGTTATTACAATATACTAATTATAACTGCTAAGGAACTTTCAAAGTGTCCTACGAGCATAGCGTTAATCACCAATTGTCACATTGTCACGACGAGATAAAAAGACTAGAGACTCTAGTCTTTTTATTCTATTACGTTACGTTTCGGTTCAAACTAACGACGAATTTCTTTGATACGAGCAGCTTTACCTTGTAATGCACGCAAGTAGTAAAGTTTCGCACGACGGACTTTACCGTGGCGGATAACTTCGATTTTGTCAACACGTGGTGTGTGGATTGGGAATGTACGCTCTACCCCGATACCACCTGAGATTTTACGAACAGTGTACATTTCTGAGATCCCTTGACCTTTACGTGAAATAACAACACCTTCAAAGATCTGGATACGTTCGCGAGTTCCTTCGACAACTTTTGCGTGAACGCGAACAGTGTCACCAGGACGGAAGTTAGGGATATCAGAGCGAAGTTGACCTTCTGTCAAACTTTGGATTAATGGATTCAT